TTAATAATATTTGGCAAATACTCTTGAGAATTATAATTTTTTACTCGTGGAGCAATAGAGTCAACACTTGTTCTAAAACCAGTTATTGTATCTGTTCCTGTTAAAACAAAATCTTCATTTCTTTCATCATTGCTTGGCATCATATAATTTTTACTCATTATAATAAAATTATTATACTCATCAAAAAACATTGCAGACTGTGTTGATATAGCCAATTGATTTAACACTTCAGCAACATTTTGTCCAGGAGCCACAAAAAAATATGGAATTATTGGGTCAATTTCTTCAGGTAATCTTTTGAAAGAATAATTTGTAAAACCAATTGAATCTAAAAGCATTGAAATTGCAACACTTAAAGATACATCTACTAATAAAATTTCAGGAGCCTTTTGAGATTCAAAATAAAAATAAAAATCTCTTAGTGTTAATTTAACAGTAGCATCATTATTATTTGATTGTGGAAAGCCATCTGAATATAATGTTTTAATTGGTACAAAATAATCTATATTACTTTCATTATAAATATTTTCATAAAAAACAAATTTAATATTTTTAGTCAAATAGTCATAAATAATGCTATTAGAGTTATTTTCATTAAATGAAAAATCTTCATCAAAAATTTCCATATCTCCAGTAGACGCAAGTAATTGACCAACTGGCATTGCTCCGCTATTCATGTCTGATAATGTTTTATTAATTTTAAAGTTAATGACTTTATTAGAAATATCTACAGTTAATCTAGGAGATATTTCTATTAAATCAAAAGTACAATCAAATTTATTCATTGATTGAACTACTAATCTTATTCCTTGAATATATTGAAACTCTTTATAATATTCTTCTCCCGTATTTGAATTAGTTGCTACAATTGGATTTGTTAAATCTGTAACAAATGGAGTATCATAATCTACTGTTGAAGACCCTACAAACCATTCATTATTATAGTAAAAAACTTCTAAATATCCATCTGCATTAATAATTGGAGATCCGTCATTTCTTGTGTCATTTTCTGTAACTTTTAAAATATCTATCCAACTATTATTTTTTAAAATTTGTATCTTAAATCTATTGGGAGTGGTTTGATTTGCATATCCATAAAATGGGTCAGAAAAGGATGATCCCGTTGTTTGGAATGATCCTTGATTTTGATATCCAACATTAGTTTGCATCTTAATGACTATTCTGTTTGTTGGTATTTCTTTTGTATATACAATAAATGGGCAGGCATCATCAATTATATATCTACCGTTTAATATTTTATTTGAAATTCCCCGCTCAATGTTATCTTCTTTTCTATAAGAAGTCCAATATTTAAAAATATCATCTCTTGACCCCATATAATATCTTGGCTGATAATTTCCAAATTTTGTATTATTTGGTAAATAGTTTCCAGAAAATGTAGATGCAGTATTTGATCTTTTTACTGGAAAATAAACAGCCTTGTTAATCCCAGACCTTGGTCTAAAAGGATATGTGCATGATTCTAAAGAATATAATGTTGATATTTTTTGATCTTGTGAATAAAATGTTTGTAAAGTATTGTCGTTTTTTACTTGTGTTGGAGATATAGCATAAGATAGTGAGGCATCATTATAATAATTTCCTAAATCTACAGGATCATAAGTATTAGGAATAATATTATATATACTATCACTTTCAATTTGTCTATATCTATAATTACCAATTTTACTTATTATCCCAGGAACATTTAAATTCCACTCTGCAATAACCACAGAGTTTAAAGATACGGAATCTGAAGATTTTAAATGATTTACTAAATCAGTATTTGAAAACATTATGCCTCTTCTAAGGTTAAATTAATATTCCATAGATCAAAATTATTTTGACCACGTTTAACTATATTGTATGAAAAATTTTTAAAATACATTTTAATAACTTCTGTATATTTATTTAAATTTTGATAATCGGACGGCTCTCTTCCGTAAACGGTGTATTTATCATAAGCCAAATATACCCAAAATGGACCAGAGTGCTGCTCGTACCAATTAAGTATTTCTACTCCACCAGCACCGCCATCTACAGTATACTCATCTGTTGATCGATAATAATCTTCGGAAATTCCAAGATTATCAAAATTTGGATTTTGTTTATAAGATCTAGAAGGAAGCATAGACCATGATACGGAAAGATTTATTTTATCTGAAATATGATATGCCCTCATAGATCCATTTATCATTCTTCTTCTTGATTGAATTCTTTCTGTGCCAAATTGTAATTCACCTCTATTATGATCTGACAACACTATAAATTGATCAATTAGATTTGATGCGGTTCCTGAAGGATATTCTGCTCCAACTTCATAGCCGTCTGGATAATAAGATTCATTAAAAATAGTTCCTAAATTATTTGACCAAAGCATTGCTTGTGGTCTACCATATCGTCTTCTTCCAGTTAAATACGACTCATCAGCCATTATCTATTACTCCTCAATCTTTGTGAATCAAGATTCTTAATATATGTAATAACTGTTTTAGCAATATCGTCTGGGCTTGCCCCGTCGCTATTTGCAGTAACACTTAAACTATAATTATACACTGTATTAGAATTATTTACAGAAGCATTTGATGCTGCTGCAACAACTGGGGTGCCACCAAAAGATAAACTATTTGGATACTTTGATTCATTTATTTGTTTTAATAGTGGAGCAAATCTTTGTGCAGCATTTTTATTTATTACGTATTCTCCAGGGGTCAATAAAGTAGGAACTTTATCAGTCATACCTCTTCCTTTTACACGACCTCCAGCAACCATTCGTTTAATAAATCCACCGTACATTGCCTGACCAAATGGAGTTCCAACGTATGTACCAGCAGCATCATATCCACCAGATGAACCTATTGTAGATGGAGCCTGACCAAATGGAGTTCCTACATATCTTCCTGCTGCATCATATCCACCTTGAGATCCAATATAGGGAGACCCTCCTCCAAAGATTGTTTGTTTATTCATTTGTCCAGATCTAATTTGAGATAATAATAAAAATGCTTCTTTTGCTTGCAAGGCAACTTCGGCTAATGCTTTTGCCAATGCATCTGCATCACCTTTTGCACCTTTTAATATATTATTTAAAAATGCAGGATCATTAATATTAATTTCTGCACTTTTAGCAAGATCTAATGCTCTTACAGCATCATCAATTTGAGTTTTAGTCATTCCAAAATATTTAATTGTATCTTTTTGTAATTGAATATTATCTTCTAAAGCCTTTTTTTGTTTTTGTAATGATGTGACTTGTGCTTCTAATTGTTTTTTGCCAAGTGCTGATATTGCATTTTCTTTTCCAACTGCTAGCGCTTGTTCTGCAACTTCCAAAGACATTGAAGACTGCTGTGCTCGTGCATCCTGAATTGCTTGTGCAGCAGCAGAAATATCTCCTCTGGTTAAAGCATCAGCAATAGAAAGTCTTTGTTTTTGTAAATTATTAATATTTTCATTAATAGATTTAATTTGTTTTAATGCATCAACTTGCTCTTGATAGGCATCATTAATCTTTGTTTCTTTTTCACTTATCTCATCTAATTTTATATTGATAGATTTTATTTCATTGTCGTATTTTTCTAATTGTGGCCTATTTTGCATATCAATAATATGCTCTTGAAATTCAATATATTTTTGTGCCATCTCTAAACGAGATTTTTCGTAATCGCCTTGATCTTGACCAGCAATCTCTGTTAAACGCATTTTTTCTGTTTCTTGAGTTAATTGCTTAGTTAATTTAATTGCCTCTCTTAAAGACTTTCCTTTATCTTTTGCACTTGCAGCAGCAAGTATATAATTTCGCATTTCTTTATCTCCTGCTATATCCAAGGCAGTTGCATATTCAACATTGTTTTTTATTAATAAAGAAAATGCTTTATTTTGTTTTTTAAGTTCTTCAATTCTTTCTTTTAATGCATTCGTACCAGTTTTAATTGGATTTGGATCATTATTTTTCTTGACTGCATCAGTTATTGTTTTTAATCTTGCCAGTACTTCTGCTTGTAAATCATTAACTGCTTTTACTTGTGCAGCAGCAATAATTAAATCTCCAGAAGCCTTAACACTCATTAAACTTAATGTTTCTTGTGCTACAGCAATTCCTAAAGTTCTTGCCTGCATAACTAATGCTGCATCACTATAATTTTTAATATTTTTTACTATTTTCCCAAGTTCTGGGTCAGTTAAAGATAATGCTTGAGCAAGTAATTTAATAGCGCTTGCAGAATCTGGTGTATTTTTGCTTATTTCAGTATTTAAAAGTTTAAAAGAATCTAAAAATGTTTTTGATTCTATTTTGCCATTTTGAAATGCATTACTTAAACTATCAATAAAAGTAGAAATAGTTTGTGCTTGATTTGCAATTTCAGCCTTTAATTCTTTTGATTGATTAGTTATAGTTTCTGTACGTTTTTCATTGCTGCCCTCTGTGTCAAACTGTAATTTACGAGTTGTTTGTCCAGTTCTATATGCAGGACCTAATCTCCCTAAACCTATAGAAAGTTGTTTTGTAATATCATTAATGTTATCTTTTTCTATCTTTAATGATTTAAAATCAATGACAACGTCTTGTTTTTTTGCTGCTTCTAGAATTGAATCAATAAAGACCTGAACATTTTCTTTTGATGCTCCAGTTGAAAGCATTTGATATCCTGCTATAGTTAAAGCAGAAACAACATCTTTTTCTGTTTTTAATTTACTTACTGCAGAAACAATACTTTGGACTTCTGAACTTTTAAAATCCTCTGAAGCCATAAAGGCTTCTACTGCAGATTTTTGCTGTACACCTAATACTTTAGTAGATGGGGTAGATCTTAATAAAGATGTAGTTGGTTGATATTGAAAAAAGTTTCCTAATCTTTTAGCAGCCTTTTCAGTATATTTTAATGTATCTCCAAAAGCATGCAATCGCTTTCTTTCTTCTTCTCTAGCAGAATTAAGAAGTTTAAATGTTAGCACTAATGCACTGACAGCAATTCCTATTCCAGCAAACCTTAAAGGAAATTTCTTTAGATGTTCTGCTATTTTTGTTCCAGTTAATAATTGCATTATTGATGACAATGCAAATAGTGGACCAGTTATTTGAAATATAACTTGAGATAATTGTCCTAAACTACCGCCAGCCATTGAGGCCATTCCAGAAAGAGATGTTAAGGCAAACATACCTGTCATTAATTTTGAATTAAATGTAGCCATTCTTGCATTAGATTCTCTAAGTTGTTTTTCTTGTTGTAGTTGGCTAACTAATAGTGTTTTATTTACAACTCTTTCTTTTGCAATATCCTTCATTGTTTTTTCTTTTTGTCTACGAATAGATTTTGCTATAGGATCTACGTTTTCACGATTAGTTCCGTATAGAGACATGCTTGAGTCTCTTCCTCTATTATATGCCAAACCATCATCTTTGCCATCTTGATGGGCTAATGGATGAGGACTTTTACGAGTTCTTGATTCTTCATATATATCTCTTACTCCAGCACTTTTAACTCCAGATTTGTAAGCCATAGCATTTTCTTTACCTGCTTTTCTAACCTGCTGATTTCTTAATAAATTTTCTTGTGCTTCTTTTGTTTGTATAAAATGCTCTTGACTAGAACGCACATTGTATGCAGGAGTTCCAGGTTCTACCGCTCCAGTCATAAAGCCTGGAACTCCATACATTGGAATTCCTGCAACACCTCCAAATATTGATGTTGCTGCACCACGAGTTTTTGCTCTTGCTTGATAGTTTCCTGGCCTTATTGCTTTTTGAGCAACAATATTTCCTGGAAGTTCTTTGGCTAAGGTTAATGCATCATCAGCATTTTTTAAATTTAGTCCTAAGCGATCTGCTGCTCGTTGTGCTTCAATTAAATCTTGACTTAATATTGGAGCAATTGATTGTGCTGTTTGTGTAAATTTATTTACAGCACCACCAGCCTCTTGCATATCTAATTGGAATTTTTGAGTTAATTCTGCATAAGCCTCTTGTGCTGGAATTCCAGAATTAATAGCATTCCTTGCTGCAGAAATAGCCTGCTGATTTGCTTGACTCCATTCTGTAATCTCTTTATTTATTAAAGATATATTAATTTTTGCTTCTTTAAGAATTTCATCAGCATAAATGCTTGAAACATCAGCAATATTACTTGGATCAATTCCGCCTATTCCAACTAGTCCACCAGCATTTGAAATATTTGCAAGCATAGATCTTAATACGGTTACATTAGATTTTCCGACTCTGCCAGATGCACCTCTGCCTGGTCTACCTAATTCATATCCAGGAATATTTCCAGCAACCATGCCTTGAATTAATGGAGCATATCTTTGTACCATTTTTGCTGGAATAACTGCTTCTCCTGGAGAAAGCATTGCTGGCACCACATCTCCCGCACCCTTTGGCCCAGGAACTGAAACAATACCTTCTGCGTATCCTTTTGCTCTTTTTGGCAACATCATTCCAGGACTTCTTGCTGCAAATTCTTTTGCTGCTAAATTAGCATCAATATAAGCATTACGTAATGCATTTACTGCACTGGCTTCAATAGTAAATGTTTGTGTTAAATTACTGTGTGTTTGATTTAAAGAGGCTCCAACAGTGGCAGCCTCTAATTGTTCAGCCGTTAAATAATTAGTCTGCTCTCCAAGAACTTTGGATTGACCAGTTAATCTTAAATATCCGTTTCTTAAACTTAAGAATAATTTAATTATATTTGCTAAACCATTTGCCAATAAACCAAATGTCATTAATAAAACTGGACCAAGTCCACCTATTCCAACAACCATTAGCGTTATAAATTTTTTAGTTCTATCTGATAGTCCAGAGAATTTTTCTAATATTCCACCAAAAAAATCTATAATTGGTGTAACTATTTGTAAAAATGCTTCTCCTACTGGTTGTAAGGCAACTTTTAAATCTTCTACGCTCTTTCTAAATTTATTCATTGCTGAGTCAGCAGTCATTCCTAATTCTTGTGATGATAATGCAGCAAGTTCTTCTATAGAACTACCTGCTAGATCTAAAACTCTAGAGGCTTGATTTCCATCTCTAATAACATTATCAAATAAAGTAGATAGACGAGCAAACTGGAACTTACCAAACAATTGCTCAATGGCTCTTGCTCTTGTTAATGGATCTAATCTATCTAATGCTTGAGCAAACTCTACTACTGTTGCACGTAAATTACCTTGATTAGACTCAATAATTTTTGTTATATTAATACCCATACCAGCAAGCATGTCGCTTGCTCTCTTGGTTGGATTAATTAATGCTGCTAAACCAGATTTAAGGGCGTTTGCACCTTCTGATGCGTTTACGCCTCCTTCTTTCATTGCAGTTAATAAAAATGCTAAATCTTTTACGTCTCCACCTAGTTGTTGAATAACTGGTGCAACTTTAGGTATAGCGGTAGTAATATCATCAAGAGATGTAACTGTCTGGTTTTCAACTGCGTTCAAGAAATCAATTGCGCCAGCAAGATCTTCTGATGACATTCTAAATGCATTTTGTAATGAAATAGTTGTTTCAAGAGCCTGTTGAGATTCAATTTGTCCAAGCACTGAAAGTCTTGTCGCTGCTGTAGTTTGACGTTGTAGATCTACTCCTTGAAAACCTGCTGCTGCAGCCTCTGCTGCAAGAGCAACTGTATCAGAAACTGCAATTCCATATTTTGTAAATTGAGTTCCTAATTCTTTAATATTATCTAGTGCTGCTTGAGTTTCTTCTTGTGGGGTAAATAAATCTCCATAAACCTTTCTAAATTTTAATGCTGCTGTCTCCATTTCCATAAAAGTTCGAGAAGCCTGAGTAGCAACTGCTAATAATGGAATTGTAAAACCAACCATTAACTGACGACCAGCCCATTGTGTATTCTTACCAAAATTTAAAAGATTGGTAGATCCTTGTCTAATAAGTTGATTAAATAATGCTTGCCTTTGTGCTGCTAACTGTGTTTGAGTTCCATAATCCCCCATGTCCAAAACAAGGGGCTTAATTGCCATTGCTTTAACAACACCATTTGCATCACGACCCATTTTAATATATTGAGTCTGCATTTTCTTGACACGTTCTTCAGAAACCTTAGATATCGTATCAAACTCTGATCTAAATAATTTACCAAATGTTTTTGTGGCACCGCCAGCATATCTAAAGTACTCACGCATTCCTAACTTATTTGTTTCAAGAGCATGAGTAAATGATTCAGTGCTAGTTCTTATATTAACCATTGTGGCAGCAAATTTGCCAGTGGCATTTACAGTATTAAGAAGTTCTCTTTGTAGTTGTCCCTGCGCTAAACTTGCTGCAGCACTACTTTTAGCAACTGAAGAGTGAAATAAGGCTAATTGTCTTTGTAATGACTTTAACTCAGCGAGGGCTGTAGAGGTGTCAATATTAACACTAATATTAGCATTAACATCAGCCATCTACAGCACCCCCGCTTTTTATTTAATTATTTGCAATAACGGAATTCATCAATTCTGATGCTGCTGTTAACTTAATACCAGATGCACCCTCGACAATCTTATATACCGTTGGAAGATCCAAAATCTCTTCTAGATTTTCAGGATTTTTTGCTAACTCAGGATTGTACTGTTGCATAGCAATCTTTACACATTCAATAAGAATATCAATTGACTTTTCATTATCGTCTGCTACGTTAGCGACACTTTCAAATTGTTTCATGAAAGGTCTAAGAAGTGAAACCTTTAATGGTCGTACACTAAGTTTAGTGCCATCCATTAATGTTACTTCAGTACCTACATTTTTATCTGTCGACATATTACTCCTTTTTGATAGGTTATATTATTATATCACGCTGGCGTGTCTTTTTTTGTCAAATCTTCGTAGTCTAAACCCATACCAATTCCAAACCCTGCACGTTTTGCTTTATCCCCTTTGAAGGTTAAAATATCGTTTTCTTGTCTTCCTTGATTAAATACTTTATTTTTTAATTTAGTCCATGGGTCTTCTTGTTGTTTATTATTGGCCTTATCTAGATCTACCCCTTGAATTGCAGCAAGAAACTTTTTCTCTTCATAATCACTTTCTCTTTTAGATACCAGAATAGCAGACAATTCTGGCATAGATATAGATTCTTCTAGTTCATTATAATCTTTCCAAATTCCCAATAAAAATGCTTCAGATTCTAATTTAACTAAATCTAAATCTTTCCAACTAGTACCGCTTTCTAGGGCTTGATCTTTTACTGTATTTTCAGATTTTGCATTGACGTCAATTCCAGCCCCTACTCTTAGTATTTCATATATAGTTGGTAAATCAAAGTTATCTTCTACTAATTGCTTATTTAAAGATAAAGAAGGATAAAATTGTTTTAAAGATATTCTTGCACATTCTACTAAGATATCAATTGATTCAAAATCATTTTTTGATTGTTTTATTGCCTCAAAGGCAGACATACACTGTCTTAAATATTTTATTTTTAATGAAGATATTTCTATTTCAGTACCATCTAAAGTATTGATATTTTTTACTTCATAAATTGTATTTGCCATCAATCTATTGTACCAAAAAAGGACCCACCATTTCTGATGAGTCCTTTTATATTTTATTAAGTTTTTATGATTCTTGGATTGTACGGTCTACGATCTTTCCGTATGATCCTGATGCGTCTTCTGGTAGAAGACGGAATGTGACGTCAAACATTGTTGCGGTATCACGCTTTGCTGATACTGTTACATTTTCGATAGAAAGTGCACGGTATGCAATGTATACACGTTCAACAGATGATGAGTCAACACAATCACCAGTTCCTGGACCAACAGCAATCAAAGCACGTTCTACTGGACATTCTCCGATGTCACCAGACTTCAGATCTAATACACGTCCTGCAGATGTTCCTTTGCTTCCTGATAAGTCATCACTGTTTCCAGCAATTGCGAATAGCAAATTCTCTAGGGTTGCCTCTGCAAACGAAGTAGCAAGAGTTACTTGCATTCCTTGCTTGTAAAGTTTTGCAACGTCAAGAATCTGGTCTACCTGCACTTCACCGAAATCAGGTTGGAAAGTGATTTCAATACCGTTACTGGTGTATCCAACATTCTCAACGCCAGCAGCGCTTACTTCTGAATTTAGAGAATTAGAAAGTGTTTCTTTATAAGACTCTGTAGTTACAAAAGCAGGAACTGTGTTTGCGTCAAGAGTTGAATCTGCTGTAAATAACGCAGCAGCACCAACGATAATTTCGCTAGATGAACCTCTAGTATATGCCATTTACTTCACCTCTTTTTTTTTGGTTAATAGATGGGTCTTTGTTTCCTCAAAGTAAGTATACAGCCTTTTTATGAATAAATAGGGGCTAATCCTTGATTTTCTGGATCATGCTTATACACATGATAGTCATATTCAACTATCAATTTGTTAACATAAAGGGTCCTAGCGCTAGCCAACTCCAGAACATCCCTAGTTTCATCTGCCTGATAAACTTTTATGTTTCTAAAAAATATATTTAATTCTCCTAGGGTTGGTTCTAACGTAGTCCTATTAGCAGCCATCCATCTGTTTACTTCTTGTGCAGCAACATCTTCACGATCTAAGGCTTGGGAAATAACAATATTAGCAGCCATTAATTTATCAAAACTTGATGTATAAAGAAAAAGCAACATCTGTTCTCTTTTATGAACATAAAGAGGATTTGGTCTAAACCTCATTAATCTGTCATACATTACTAATACTGGCTCTCCAACTGGATAAATTTCAATTAAATCATTATATAAATCTTCAATGCCTATTGGATTAGATGGAAAAACTGGAAAATCTATTCCCGCTGGTTTTATTTGATTAATTTGAGTCTCACTCATTCCAAGTTCTTCATACTTTGATAACTCTGCACTAATATATCGTGCTAACCATTTAGTTGGAAATCCTAATTCTTGTATACTAGCCATGATACTATTCTACACCAACCTTTGCATTAATCATCCATTTCATGCCTGTTGCACGTCCTACCCCTTTACCGCCTTTAACTCCAGCAGCAAGGTTCTTTTTAAATATAGTAGGAGTTTCTAAATAATCTGATAAACCGCTTGCTTTTAAAAATGATTGAGTAAAATAATATTTCATAAATGTATCAAACACTCTTTCAAATGATCCTACAACTGCCTGTCCACCTGGAAACTGATTTAGAATAGGTCTTTTAGTAAATACTGTGTTGCCATTATCTTCAAATACGAGTGGATTATTTCCTTTTGGTTTAATTGTTACCGCTGTTCCTGTTTCCATAATTTTTGCTTTATTGTAAAATGGAGTATTAGATCCGTCTTTAATTGTTTTAGATTGACTAAAGGCTCCATTAATATTAATTCCAGCATTAGTTATTGTTGTCGTAAAATTAAATAACCTGCCACTTCTTTGTCCAACCTGAGACCATTCATAAACATGATGCAAGGCTTTTTCATCTGCTCTTGCCATTACGTCTACGTACTGACCTAAAGCCTCTATTACACCTTTACCCAATTGATCAAAAAATATTTTTTTCCCGTTTTCTACACCCTCTAAAAATCCAAGAGAATATTCTACAAGATTGTTTAACTTTTTTTGCATTGACAAAGTATTAATATTAACAGCAATCATTAGTCACCAACTGATTGATTCTCAGTTCTTCTCCACAAAGCCTTAAAGGATTCTACATTTCCAAATGGTCCAGAAAATGGTTGAAAAGTTGCAACTTCGTAAATAGTACCTTTACCTTTACGTGGACCAGCAGTTTCTTTATATATTAAATTTTGATTGCCGTCTCTAATATTAGCGATTAAAATATTTGTTGCTGCATATTGTTCTTCTCTACTAGATATTCTTAAATCATCTTTTGTTCTGGCAATTAATTTATTTTCATATTGTAAAAAGACTTTTGGGTCTATCTCTTCTGTTCCAGCGCCACCTGCTGGGGCAGCATTGCATGCAATTGTTCTATCAAAAACCCACTGTTTAGAAATTTTTCCATATTGATCTTGACTAATAATTGCATAATAAACATCTGCACACATTGGATACATAAAGTCTGTTGAATTACAACATGAAGTCATTAGAGGACTCCAGCATTAAACATCGGTTCTTGATATTTCTCCAGAATCTTGTCTACTATTAAATTACCAGTTCCATCAAAAACCTTTTTATCATATTGTAGTCTAAACTGGTCTGTATTATATTGTCCTACATATCTCTTATAATAATCTAATTTACCGCACTTAAGATCATCAATTAACATCTTTGTAGCATCTTGAATATCCAAAGGAACTACTGGATATCCTGCTTCTAAGATAAAAGTATAGTCATATCCATTTGGAAAAGTGTCTGTTGTCCAAAAACCATAATCAACAATATCTCCATTTGAAGAAGGGAATATTAATGAAGCACCTTCGGCTCTATTTATTTCACCTGAGTATTGATATACAATTGCTGTTCCATCTTTTGTAATTTCAAATAATTGTGTTGAGTTTTCTAAATCATCAATGTCATATACTAAAACATTATTTTCAAAAACTTGTAAAATTTTATTTGCTCTTGGTATTAAGTGCATAAAATCTCCACCTAAACCAGTTCTTTCGTATATTACTTTTTTGTTATAAAAACCAGAAGTAATAGAATCTATCAAACTTCTTGCAATTCTTTCGTTATATTGATAATCTGCTTGTTCTGATGCAATATCAGAATATGTAGTTGGATCAACATATGGTCTTGTAATATCTAAACTATCTGTGACAACAATATTTCCTAAATCTCCATCATCATCGGTATATATATTAATTAAATAAGAATTATCATATTTAACATAATCTCCACTTAATGATAAAGTAACTTTTTTAGAGACAGTAGATGTAACGTCAAGAGTTGTAGTAGAGAGATCCACCATATCCTGTATTTGTAGATGATATGCGGTAGACGCATTTGGAACATCATACGTAATTTGAATTGGGTATGGTGGTACTCTCAATACTATCATTACTACTCCTTATTTGCCAAAAGCCTTTGCAACCTCTTCTGGTGTAGCCAGTCGAATATCGTTAGGTCTTTTTGCAATCCATGCATCTGCATGTTTTTTTGAAACTATATTAAAACCCTTGTAAACAGATTTAAGCCCAGAAGAGTGTAGGTTTTTAGTGCTATGTACTGCAACTGTATCGTCTTCTTTTATAGAATTCTTTTTACTTGGCTTGTCTTTTTTGTTTGCTCCGCCAGATAAAATTGCACCTGTTTGTCCTACCTGTATTGCAGAAACTGGGGGAGTTGAAGATTCTTTTTCTGGAGAACTAATAACTTCGTCATCTTCATGTTCTTTTACTTCAGAAATAGATGCTTCAATTCCTAATTCAGACGCTATTTCTTCACTCTTTGTTTCTTCAACAACTGGAGCCTCAATTAATTCTTCTACTTGAATTTCTTCAAGATTTTTTTCATAATTATCAGACATTTTTCCTCCTAACTAACTAATTATAACAGATTACTTAAGGGGAGCAGAGAAATTAATCCCTACTCCCCCTAAAAGGAATACGCTAATTCAGATTATGAATCTGATGCAGCGTCTGCGTACGCAATTGCGTCTTCTTCTTCCCATTGAATACCAAATCGAACGAATACTGTGTATTCAATTGTATCTTTCTTTGGTTGGTATGCACGGTTTACAACGATATCTCGTTGGAAGCCCCATACACGGTTTGCTGGGAATGTTAGATCAATGTAGCCTTCTGGATAGTAAGGAACTTCTTGTACTTCAATTCCTAGAACACGAGTTGTACGTGCTCCACCAAAAGTCTGACCTACACCATCTAAGTATGACTGGCGATTAGCAGGAGTACCGCTAACACGACCAGCAAAGGCTTCAGCAACAGCATCTGCAAGAGTACCATTATTCTTAACGATACCACCAAATGCATCTGTACCTGCGTAGAACTTTAGATTGTTCTTTAGGGCACGATACTTACGTGGCATTGCATTAATAATTTCTTGCATAACTTCTGGAGTCCATGCATTGTCTGCAACAGTAACTGCTGCTTCATGTGCATCTCCTTCAGTTGCTATCTTCTTGAAACCATCCATAATTGAAAGGAATGGTGCTGTGGAACCATCACCGTTGATTGCTAAGTCTTCGATATCATTTGCAAATGCATTTGTCATCAAACGAACTAAGTGATCTTCTAGTGCAGCCCCCTCGACATTGTCTTCTAGTGCTTCAGAGGTTACTTCCCAATCCAAGCGAATTTTCTTGGTTGTAAGTTCTACCTTACTGAATGTAGCACCAGTGTTTGTGTATGAACCGATTGCTTGTGCAGCAGCACGGATTACACGCTCACCTACGTTAACTTTTTCAAGTTCCATGGTGTTTGCTCTCATCGTCACACGACGACCGTCTTGTGCAAGAACAGTAGCATCCCATACATAATCGATGAAACGACGTGCTTGCTCAGGACGTAAAATTCCACTTGCAGCATCACCCGAAGGATTTACGGCATTAGGACCAGTTGTAACACCAAAGTTTGCAGTTGGGATATTACCAAGTGTATCTGCACCTGGATCTGTTACACCACCAACTCCACCAGATGCAAAGCCACCCTGACCTTGGTATAAACCGTCAGCGGAACCTGCAGAACCTGGTTGATTTTTCTTAATCTCTTCCGACATATTGTCACCTCCTAAGTGATTGTTATCTAAATAGATCGGCTGTTTTGAGGAAACGTCCGCCCCATAAGGATTTTTGAACCATTGCTGGCTCTTCCTGAATAATCTCTCCGAGATCTCCAGACTTTCGGAAAGCAGTATCTGCTTCTACAGCATCTACACGCTTACCAAACTCATTAAATTCGTCTTTTGCGCTTTGGACTTCTGATCTTACGGCGTCAATAGACTTGCTTACTGTTGCAACTTGCTCTTGTAGAGACTTAACAGTTGCTACTAGATCGCTAAAGGCTGATGTTAGAGTATTTTTAATTTCTGTAACTGACTCTGCAATTACATCATCAGTTTTTGATACTTCTGCAGTTGTTTCTACAACTTCTGCTGCTGGGGCTTCTTCTGCCTTAGCAACTTCAGGAGTTGTGGCTTCTTCAGCCTTTGCAACTTCTTCAACTGCTGGCGCTTCTGCCTTGGCAACTTCTGTAGTTTCAACTACGGCATCTGCCTGTGGAGCGACCTCAACATTTTCAACTACTGCATCTGTTTTTTCAACTTCTACGTTTGTTGTTTCTGTCATAGGACTTGCCTCCTTTTTAATCTTAGAAGTATTAATGCCTTTAGCACTATCTACTAAGAACTTTATCATTGTTGTTTTTTCGTTGTCTAATTTTTCAACGAAACCTATGTTTTGCATTTGATTGCCAGTGGTTGGACTAACCTCTGATTCATTTTCTGAAACCATTACAATTCCAGATTCTTTATCCCAAAAAACATTTTCAATAACGGTATCTGCACCTTTAACAATATCTACACCATCTACTTTTTCTACCGAAATAATATTTGCAAATTGATTTGCTGGGCTATCAACTAATGACAACTCAACCAAATCATAATCTTTTATAATTCTAATTTGCTTATCCATTTTCTCATCATAAGCATCGTCCCATTTATTCATTCTTCCGCCAATAGAAAAACCAGTATATGTTCCATCTAAAACCTTTTCCCAAGCATCTTGTGCACCCTTTGAAATATATGCAGACACTACAACACCACTATACATTTTTTCGTCATTAGTATCAAAATATTTATCTTCTTTAAATGAAACCATTTTGCCTACAGCAGATGGCTGATGCATTTCACGAATGTTACCTCGAAATTTTTTAAACGCTTTTAAACTTGCATCAGTTGTTACAATATCATTTTGTTTATCAACATTATCTAATGTGGCAAAACCTGAGACGGTACGTCTTTCTTTATCTACCTTACTAAAAGGCATTGAAAGGCGAATATTTTCGCCCTCTGTATTCCAATGGGCTTTTGATATAGTCATACTAGTATATATTATAGAGGCTTTTTTTACGATATCTCATCTATTGAGATGATCTACCCTCTCCTTTTGGATTTCTTCCAGATATGGTAGCAGCACCATCGGATTGATTATTTGCTCTTTCAGAATCTCTTTGTCTATTTGCTGTTTCATTTGCAGCATCTTGAGGCTTCATTTGTAGTGGCTCATCTCCACCATCTCTTTGCGGTAAACCTAAAACTTGACGAGCCTCATTAGGTAGCATTACCTGAGTTTTGACATATCGCTCTAAAATCTGAGACTGAGCAATTTCATCTGTTAGGGTTAACTCATTAAACTTTAACTCTAATATATCCGTCTGCTCACGTACTATTTTATTAATCTGTTTTTCTAATTGTTTTTGTGCTGGTCTAGCCACTTGCTCTTTAAATGTTCTATCTTGAGCCAAAGCAGCAGCAATTGCACCAGAATCTCCTCCGCCCAATTTTGATAAAGGGACTTGGTGTGCAATTAAAATATCATCTCTGTTTTGTTTTCTATATTCTTTAAAAGATCCTTCTTGTATACCATTTTCAATTGGCTCCATTTTAAATTCAACTTTATTACCATCGGTATCTCCAGGAAGTGGAATATATAGGGTCCTATGAGACTGCCCTTTTAACCCTGTTTGCAAAAATCTAAACATCTTATCTTCTGCATCTGCAGACAACCTTGCTCCTTTTAATGTTACAACATAACGAGGTACAGCCTTGTTAGAGAAATAATCTATATTATATTGTGATGCTAGTTGGTCACCCTGTAATGATGTAATAGCAGACATAATATCTGGTACGCCATAGAATGTATTTAATGGGGAATATTGTTTAAAATGAATAATCTCATTTGGTCTTGGATCAGAAGTAATTGGATTAGGATTCTTTGCCCCAAAGTTTCTAAAATAAACAACTTTATGTCCAATAATTTGAACAAAGCCATCACGAAGTCTACGCACACGCATTGTAGTTGCTGGGATATGGCCAATATATCCTATTTCACCTTTAATTGTTCTTCCAACTTCCATATATCCATTACCAATTGCTTGAACATCTGTAAATATTTTTTCCATAGTAGTTGTAAAACTATCTTCATCATTTAAACCTTCTAGCCAATCAGTCATTTCAATTTTTGCACGTTCTATACGATTTCTTGCACGACCTACTGCATCTGCATCTGAAGATGATTCTAACTTAAGCATAGTCCTTGGAGATATATCAAATTTATATCCAAGGCCTACAATATTTTCTACCTTTGCATCAATAGCAGCATGATTAGCAAAAGAGGTATCATAAAAGTTTGCTAATTGATAGACATTCCACGGAGGAGTAATAACATCAAACATTCCATAGCCATTATGATACACAGTTCCTGGATTAATTTCTTTAGATTTAGCCCCGTCAATTCCAGAGGATTGAACTAATGCGCTGTCTAAATATGCAGCAGATGGCTCTGCCTTTACAATTCTATTTGTTCTACGTCTAAAATTATTGTCCAAACCATTTAAAGATTTTAACTCTGACCAATTTTTATTAAAGGGGTCACTATTTTTAAATTCATCTAAACTATCAGTTGGCTCATCAATTCTTGCACCTAAGTAGTAGTCTTTTTCTTCACTCATTAGCCTTCATCTCCCCATTGTTTTAATGTTTGTTGTGCAGCATGCACTGCCCCAAGATCGTTCATGTTTGGTATTAAGCCTTGAGCCATTCTGTCTTTTTGTTCTGAATATTCTTCTTCCGTTACCCTGTTTAAACCTGCAACAAAAATACATTGCCCATCTCCTGGATCTCCATAATAAATTGCTGCATCTTTTAATTCTGCAATCTTAGAGATATCGCCTTTCATAGCGGGAATATTTAAAACAGAGCCATTTCCATCAGTAAACCATCGCCCGTTGGCCTTTTTATATACATAAAGACCCCAGTTATAATTTTTTTCAAGTACCTGAACCCTGGATTCACCAACCTGGCCCTTCATTCGTGGCAGTTGCTTACCATTTTTCTTATTTTTTGGATTCTTCATAACCATCAGTATATCATATTATACTGGTTTATCTACTGAAGATTGCCATAATACATCAGAAAATATACGTACCCTGTCTGAGGCAAAACTAAGATCTATGCCTGAACTATCAACAATTATTTTATTTGTACCAATATAAGTTTTATATACAGTTCCTGGATTTACAGCATATAAATCTTTAGAAGCAAGCACAAGCACTCCATCCCAAATATAGTTTGTATTCCAATATGTCCACAAAATATCTAATACCCCATCATTTTTAACTCTAAGCCACGGTCTATAGGTTTTGCTTTGAATTTGTTGCAATGATGTAGCCTGATACTGAGTAATATTATTATAGGCCATAGGTCCATTTAAATTAATTAGTCCTAGATAATTATCAAAATTTAAACTATTAGCAAATGAAACTCCTATGGCTGACCACTCTTTTA